AACCTATTAAGAGAACCAGAGAAATGATTGACCATGAGCATCAAGTACAAAAAGCAATATGTCAGTACCTAGATATGAGAGGTGTGATGTACTTCGCAATACCCAACGGTGGCAAAAGAAACTTAATTACTGCTAAGAAACTAAAGGCAGAAGGTGTAAAAGCAGGTGTACCTGATATTTGTATTATTCATGATGGTCAGACATACTTCTTAGAGGTTAAACGACCTAAGACACTAACAGTTGGTAAAGGCAGACTAAGTCTAACTCAGAAAGCAATGATTGAACGAATTAAAGAAGCGGGTGCTGAAGTAGCAGTAGTGTATTCAGTAGCAGACGTTATTCAAGCGTGTATTGAGTGGGATATTAAGAAGTGAGTAATATTACAGAATCAGCAAGAGGTCAAGCCTGTACTGTACGTTTAGACGGATGCTATGGTGGACCTGAGAACGAAACAGTTGTATTTGCTCATCTATGTAATGGTTCAATGGGAATGAAGGCTATGGATATTCATGGTGCTTATTGTTGTAGCAGTTGCCATGATGTATTAGACGGAAGAAAGCCTAGTAAATACGACAAAGAGTTCTTATTACTGAGCCACCTAATGGGCATGAAACGAACACAAGAGATTTTAGTTAGTAAGGGTCTGATGTGAGACCATTACCAATAGGAAGTAGTGATTGTATTTGTTGCAATAATAAAGGTATTAATGTACTGAGTTTGTTCGATGGAATGAGTTGTGGTCAATTAGCATTAGACCGATTAGGTATTAAGGTGGATATGTATTTGGCTGCCGAGATTGATAAGTACGCAATGAGCATTGCTAAAAAGAACTATCCAAATACTGTTCATCTTGGTGATGTAACCAAACTAAGGGGTGTGGATTTACCTAAGATTGATTTATTGATGGGTGGTTCGCCTTGTCAAGGTTTTTCATTTGCTGGTAAGCAGTTAAACTTTGATGACCCACGTTCAGCACTGTTCTTTGAGTTCGTTAGATTGCTTGAAGAAACCAACCCTAAGTATTTTCTGCTTGAGAATGTGAGAATGAAGCAAGAATATCAAGATATTATTAGTGAGCATTTAGGTGTTAAGCCAATAATGATTAATTCTGCTTTAATGTCAGCACAGAATAGAGTGAGATTGTATTGGACTAACATACCAAACATTGAACAACCAGAAGATAAAGGTATCGTGTTAAAAGATATTTTGGAAGATGGTGATACTGTAATTGATGCTATTTACAACAATAGACCCGAACGTGTTTATAGAGAGAAAGCACCAACAATAAGGGCTGCTCGCCACGGATTAGATGTAACTAAATATAGACCGTGCGAACTAAAAGAGTTTAACAAAGACTCAACGTGTCACCATGTGGCAACAGCAACCGATATCAAAGGTAATGAATCTATTAAACGTGTCTATGCTGATAGTGGTAAATCACCAACGGTAACAACTATGGGTGGTGGTCATAGAGAGCCAAAAGTCCTCTGTGGCGCTTGGCGTGGTAGATATATTAAAGATGGAAAACGTCAGGACCATAAAGGCAGTGTTGCAGGTAAGACAGAACAAAGGCTAGAAATTAGACAAGATGGTAAGACTAATACTTTGACCACCGTTCAGAAAGATAATGTTGTTGTTACACCACCAACCTACCGCAAATTAACACCAATGGAATGTGAGCGTTTACAAACTGTTCCTGATAACTACACAGAAGGCGTATCAAACACACAGCGTTATAAGATGCTTGGCAATGGTTGGACTGTAGATGTAATTTCGCATATACTTGGTGGTATAAAATGAAACGAGTAATTGAACGTAAGAAAGAGAAGCGACATATTATCGAGACAATGGTAGTTAGTCACTTTAGCGAGTACCCAGATTCAGATAAAGCAATCATCGAGATAAGAGAAGACAAAGACTCACGCTCAACTAAGCAGAACGCCTTGTACTGGGAGTGGATTGGCATAATGACCGAAACAGGCTATACTAAAGACGAAATTCACGTTATTATGAGAGACATGTTCCTTGGATATAATGAGATAACTAAGAAGGATGGCGTTGTTAAAGAGCTAAAGAGTACAACCAAACTAAAGGTGGGCGAGATGAAGGATTACCTTGAGCAGATTGACATATTTGCAGCAGGCCTAAACATCACTTTACCTAGACCAGAAGACTTGTATTATGAAAGCATGGGAATTAAGACATGACTAACAGAGAAATTGAAGAACTAGAGTTAGAGATGCAACTACTAGAGAGCCTAAAGAAAAGCATGTCAAAGGATGAGTTTTGTGCAATGTACTACATGGCATTAAGTCTTATCTCAGACCAGATAGGAATAGACATAGTTAAGGTTCATAACGAACTAATAATAGACCAGATAAACGGAACACTAGAACTAATACCAGAATCAGGACAGAGGGCGCACTAATGAATGATTTACCTATACTGATAGGCGAAGGATTAAGCGACAATCAGCTCAAGTTCATTAATACTTATGCTGTTAATTATTGTAACATTAGCCAAGCCTGTATCAAAGCAGACATATCAAGACAAACCTTTTACAGATGGCAAGCTGATAGTGACAAGTTTGCACAAGCGTTAGACCAAGCTAAAGAAGGCCTCAAGGATAGGGTTGAGAGTGAGATACACAAGCACATCTTTGAAGACAGAAACCCAGTAGTATTAAACAAGTTTGCACCAAGCATATTAAAAGACAGAGGTTATGCTGAAGCTAAGGACATTAACCTATCTGGCGGTCTTAACAATGACAACGAAGTAGTAGTTACTATTGTGGATGGTGGCGAAGTAGCCGACTATGAAAGTTGATGTAAAAATCACAAAGAAGTTCGAGCCTTTCATGGAACAACATCGTTACAAGATTGCGTATGGTGGGCGTGGTAGTGGCAAGTCATGGACCATAGCTCAACTACTTGTACTCGCAGCATGGAAGAACCCAGTAAGAATACTATGTGCTAGAGAGATACAGCGCTCAATACAAGACTCAGTGTTACAACTACTAGGTGATACGATTGAACGTATGGGCCTTAATGAATACTTTGATGTACAACGCACTCAGATACTAGGCACTAATGGCAGCAGGTTCTTATTCGAGGGTATGAGGTCCAACATCACTAAGATTAAATCAATGGAAGGCCTAGACATTGTATGGTGTGAGGAAGCAGAAAGCATAACATACACATCATGGGAAACTCTGATACCTACTGTTCGTAAAGAAGGCAGTGAAATCTGGTGTTCATTCAACCCTAATGACGAGATGGACGACACATACGTTCGCTTTGTAGAGAACCCACCAGATGATTCATACTGTGTGAAGGTCAACTACAATGACAACCCTTGGTTTCCTAAAGAGCTAGAGCTAGAGCGCGTCCATCTAAAGAAGAAGAACCTAGACTTATACAATCATGTCTGGGAAGGAGAGGTCTTGTCTAATAGAGATGGTGCTTACTTTGCTAAGTTCATTGATGACTCACAAGTGTTAGACTTCCCTATTGAACCAGGCATACCAGTTGATACATTCTGGGATTTAGGTATGGCAGATGCTACAGCTATATGGTTCGTTCAACGTATAGGCACAGAGGTTAGAGTAGTTCACTCGTATGAGAACCAAGGTGAAGGCCTACAGTTCTATGTCAATTACCTACATGACTGGCGAGCTAAGAACCAGGTTACTATGGGCCAGCACTACGCACCACATGATATTAGTGTGAGAGAGTTAGGCACAGGTGTGTCAAGACTAGAGTCAGCACGTAAGATGGGCATCAACTTCAGGATTGCACCTAAGCTTACTATTGAAGATGGCATACATGCTGTTAGACAGATACTACCTAAGTGTTACTTCGAGAAGACAGGATGCAAGGATGGCCTTATTGCATTGAGACGATACCGCAAAGAGTTTGATGAGAAGAAGGGCGTGTATAAACCACATCCACTACATGATTGGTCATCACACTATGCTGATGCGTTCAGATACTTTGCTGTTGCTTATAGAGCAGACAGACCACAGAATAAGATACAACCTAAAGCTGACATATCATGGATGCGTTAGATGGTTGGTACATTGCTTTTGTCAATGGTAGAGGTCAGAACTTCTGGGATGTTGTTACGACTGAAGAGTTTAGACACTGTTATGCCTTCACATGGGATGGTTACAACTGGATTGTAGTTGACCCATTAGGCCAGAGTCTTGAGATTGAAGTGTTGCCTTTTGGTGATGAGGTTGATTTTCCTGCTAAAATAGTTGAAGATGGACAGAAATTAGTGTATGTTAGGAAGCGCGAGGATAATGGGTTTATTTTTAGAGGACTGATGACTTGCGTAAGTACAATGAAACACTTGTTAGGTATTAGAGCCTGGTGGGTGGTAACACCTAAACAGCTATACAATTATTTAAGGAGTATGAAATGAGTTTTATGTTTAAGAGTAGCACACCTGCTAAGTCACAGTCTCAAATAGATGCTGAGAAGCTGCAGGCCAAAAGTCAAAGAGAAGAAACCTATGAGAAGAAGAACAGATTACAAGCTCTGAAGCGCAGAAGGTTCGGTAAACAAACATTATTATCTGGCTCACCTAGTGGACTAGAAGACAAACTAGGAGTATAAGATGGGTTCAATAGCTAAGATATTCAAGAAGCCAGCAGGACAAATGCTAGCAGAAGCTGGTGCAGCAAAGGAAGTTCCTAAAGAGACTGCAACTAAGCGAGTAGCAGCAGTTAAGAAAAGAAATGCTGGTACTGCTGCAATCATCGGTAGAACTACAAGAGCAAGGTCAAGAGGTCGTTCATCACTTATATCAGAAGACCGTAGTAAAACACTAGGATAAACATGCCAAAGAATAAGAAGAGCAAAGCCGCAGTAGAGTCTTTTGTTAAGAGGTTCGAGTCTGCAAAGGCGCATCGTGCTACATGGGAATCACACTGGAGAGAGTGCTATGAATACGCATTACCTCAACGAGAAGTATTCAACAATGTCCAGCAAGGTGCTAAGAAGAACACAC